GAACTCGACTTAATCAAAAATGGCAAGGTGTTTAGCTGGTCAATCACCCAATACTACACCAGTGGTAGTCACAACGGGCAACCATGTAAAGACCCCAAACGGTTTCTAATTGTACATGGCACGTTTGTTGATAGGAGCTCTAATTATCAGTCAGCCTTAGGTGGTATCGGTGGAGTGTTCTTTAAACACTCAATTGCTGAAGATGACGAAAATGTGGGCTATGAAAACCCGTTTATGTCGATCACCCACCTAGACATTTACCAAGTTAATGATGTGGCTCAGGACGCACCTAAGTACATTGCTAATGCTGGTCAAGAGATTGTGCTAAATTGTGAGACTGATAGTACCACGGTTGGCGGTAAGTTAGCTAGCCCCATTTGGTCAACGGACTATCCTAAATTAAGTCCGGGGGTTAATAGCCTGACGATGATTGGTGACCTAGATGACGCCCAAATCACACTTAAATATCTACCCAGATTACTATAGCAACACTTAAAGGCTTCCCACTTGGGTGGCCTTTTTACATACATAACTAAAATAAGGAGGTTAACAGATGGCTTTAAATAATCAGTATTTAATCCTAGACCCTAATTTAAAGCGGATTGGTACCTTGACTGTTGATGGTGCCACTAAGTTTTCTAATGACAGCGTCAAAATTCAACTGGCTGACTCAGACACAACTAGCACCAACTATGATGATGACCTTAATGTGGGAACCGATGACGCCTTAAATGGAACAGTTAACTTGAATGCTCAATCTAAAAAGTTTGACCATCAAGGCTCATTAGACGTGCTTCAAGGTCAGCCTGATTCAGATAAAGTGGTGGCTGGTAATAATCTAGCCTATTATGACGAGCTATCAGGTCACTGGTACGTCATGTACATTTACTCAACTGATGGCGCTTCTAGTGCGGCTGTTAAACATGTTACAACGGTTAACTTCACCAATTTATGCTTGTACACGCTGGCTCATCATTATCCTATCGCTACTACTGCCAGTGCAAGCACGATTCAAACAGCCTTTAATCAGTGTTTTAACGCCACTGGTTGGATGCTAGACTATCAGACAACTAATGTCATGACCCCAACAATCACTATTGATGGCAAAACGAAAGCTAGTACGTTATTACAGACACTCATTCAAACCTATGATGTTGAAATTGACCCTTATGTTGAGATTGACTCACAGGGGAACATCACGAAAAAGGTGTGTGTCATTACTGACCAGCTGAACAATGATGTGGTTTATAACGAGGCGGTATTTGGCAAGAACATCACTAGTATTAAACGGACAACGGTATCAACACCCGTGACTAAGTTGATTCCCTATGGGGCCAACGGTAGCACGATTGCAGTGGTCAATGATGGCAAGCCTTATATCGTTGATGATGCGGCTAACCAGCAATACAACCCGGATTGGCAGGCTGGCCTTTACTACGAAGCTGTGGTTACCGCTAATCAGATTAGTAACTCAGCCGGTTTGAAAGCATGGGCTCAGGATATGCTCAAGCTATACAATCACCCTAGAACGTATTATGAGGTAAATGTAACACCCGACTTTAATCCACCACTAGGAGCCACGATTAGGTTTAAAGATGAGTTAATTGAACCCGTATTAGACGCTAGTGGTCGTGTTATTCAACGGACAATCAGCTTTGCTAACCCGTATGGCAACACAGTCGGCTTTGGCGAGTATACAACGGTTCAAGTAGCCACGCCAGCATGGATGGAACAGTACCAGAATGCACTCAGTAAAGCGGTTGATGAAGCTAAAAAGGACGCTAGTTCGATTAAACCGGTCGCTTTAACGCCTGACGGTAACAACTTCACCGATACCACCCAAACTAAACGGTTAATTTTACAGGCTTGGGAAGGTAGCACCAATATTTCATCCTACATTGATAGCAAGGGCTTTATATGGCGCCGTTATAACACTGATGGCACGGTCGATAGTAGCTATAAGCAAACAGGATACTTAATTAATGCGGCTAGTAACGCTGTCGGCACTTTGCATGGCACGATTGAAGCCGACTATATCCAAGATGACCCCGAGATTAAGTTAGACACTACTAATATCAGCTATTTAGGCGTCTATGGCCCTGATGATAATGGGGCGCATTCAGCGACTCAATATATGGCACGTTTAAGCAATGGGCAGTACCTAACTAGTCGGGCTCGTGATGACAGTGGGTCTAGTGATACCATGTTTGCTTTACAGGATAGCAAGTTTGCCGTGCAGTCAGTGATGTTACAAATTCATGGTCAACATGGTGGGACGTTCGGCGTGCAGGAGGTTAATAACACGGTCTATATTTGGTCGATTGTCAGCTTAAAGAACGATGGTAATTACATGCTCGTGCGGTTTCCTTATGTAGCCGGGGTAACGTTACAGCCTACTGATAGTCGCGTGCAACAGGTTATGGCACTCAAAGGTTACGGCCGCGTTAACTATGACCGCCAACATGACCTAGTCTCAATTGGCTATTCAGATGGCTCCACTGACATTCTCAAAGCTAGTGACCTGTTAGCTGGTAATTACAACGTGCTATACAACTTTAACATCACCGATTATGGGATTGATTTTAATCAGAACACTTACCAGTCTGAATGTTTGGACTTCCCTTACTTCTACTTTGCGGCCGGTGGTGGTGAAGCTGAAACAACTGACGATCCCCATAAAGTGTGGGCGTTAAATGTTGTGCATAAAGGAGCCGAGTTTGAAGCTTACTTTGACAATGATATGGTCTTACCCAACCTAACCGATGAAAGCCGTGAAGTTGAAACTTGTAACGTCTTCTATCAAGGCACACAGGCCTACTTGCTAGTGACCTTTAATACCCGGGCACTAGAAATTGACCCCTATTCGGCTGAAAAGGAAAAGGTGTACACAATTCCCATCATCAAACGGCCGGTAGCTAGTGTGATCGATAAAGGGACAATCAGTGAAAATGATAGTACAAACGATTAGAAGGGAGGCGAATTAGATGGCTGAATCTAATGCAACTCAGGTCATTCTAACCGATGATGGCATTAAAATTATCAATGCTCAAAATACGGCTGATAATGCGGTTAGTCAGGCTTCAAATGCTGATAGCGCTGCTTTAATTGCACAGTCAATGGCAAATCTAGCTAAATCAGCCGCAGATAGTAATTACAACTATGCCAATTCAGAAATAGCCGTCCAGTCTACAGCTATTGCCAAAGCTCAGAGTACAGCTGATAATGCGTTTAGCCAAGCTCAAGCAGTTGGTAGCCAAGCTAGTGCTGAGATAAACAGCAACTCTCAGGCTACTGCCAAAGCTCAGAGCACAGCTGATAGCGCATTTAATCAGGCGACTACAGCAATAGATAATGGCAAAGTAACTAGTCAAGCAGTAACAGACCTTAAAGATGGTTCCAAACTAACGATTGCTGACCTAGAAAATGGGTTAGCTACCAAGGTTGCTAACTCAGATTACGCTAGTTACAAGGTTCAAACAGCTAGTCAGATAGCGCAGAAAGTTGATAATGGTGCTTTCTCAGCTTATCAAACAACTACCGCTGACTTGATAGCCCAAAAGGTGGCTACTAGTGATTTTTCAGCCTACCAAGCTACAACCGCTAAGTCGATTGATAGTAAGGTGTCGTCTAACGACTTTAACACGTACAAGACACAAACGGCTAACTTGATTGATAGTAAAGTGTCTAACTCAGCGTATGCCTCTGACAAGCTACAAACAGCTAGTGAAATAGCAGATAGAGTAAGTAACAGCGCTTTTTCAACTTATAAAACCCAGACAGCTAGTCAAATAGCACAGAAAGTTGATAATGGTGCTTTCTCAGCATACCAAACAACTACCGCAGACCTAATAGCTCAAAAGGTAGCCACCAAGGATTTTTCAGCCTACCAAGCTACAACTGCTAAGGAAATATCTAGCAAGGTTGAATCTAGTGATTTTCAAACTTACAAGACTCAAACAGACGGCATGATTGCTAGCAAAGTGTCAACCGCTGATTTTAACAATCTGACAATCAGTAACCGTAACCTAGCACTTGGAACAGCAACAGCGTTCACAATGACTGGTAATAACACTGCCAACAATGCTAAAGCAATTTATACAACATCGAAAACAATAACAAAAGGAACTACTATTACTGCATGCTTTGATATATCGTCAACGAACACAACAGGCACATTTGTTATTCAATTTGGTGGTGGAACTTGGCAAAGAGTCACAGTAAATGACCACAATCCGCTAACAACAGATATAAAACATTATTCTTGTACTTTGGTTACCACAGCGGACTTTTCAGATGGTCTTCAACTACGATTAGATAATGCAACTGGAACGGTAACCGTGTCTAACTTTATTATTTCTGAGTCTTCAAAAGAAGTTAATTGGACACCTGCGCCAGAAGACCAAGCTACCCAATCTCAATTCACACAACTAAGCGATGATATTAACCTACGAGTTACAAAAGGTGACTTAATTGACGAGATTAACTTACAGGCTGGCAACACCTTAATTTCTTCAAGCGGTCAATTAACTCTATCTGCTGATACTATTTTTTTTGACACTAAGAAACCTGTAATAATTCCTAACGCGAATATTGCTAATACATTAAACGGTAAAACGTTCCATGGTGGCGACATTATTAGCAATGCCAATAACACCGCTAAATATTATCCAATGACTATTACGCCAGACG